TATGCTCAATTAGTCGCTCTAAGATCTGGGATAAAATAGCCGTAGGCGCACTTAGGGTGTTTTGCCAATGGTGTAATTTTGATCCTTTTGGTGATAAGAATAGGAATAGCGTGCGTGCTTACTCAAGGAATGCACCAAAATTTAGCTATCTGAAAGCGTCACCATATTGGGGTGATACATTTCTTCCACTCATAAAACTATTAGAAAATGCCTAAGTCACATAAGGTAAATACAGAGGAGTTGGCACAGGCCATGAAGGAGACAAATGGCAACTATAAGGAGGTTGCTAAACATTTCGGGGTAAGGGAGGACTCTATTAGAAAGAGAGTAAGTACCGACCCTAAATTACGCCCCATCTGGATTAAGAACGGAACGCGTGATGATATTCCGGATAAAATTCAGGTTATGAACCGAGAGCCCGCAGAGGAGAAGAATAAGAGATTTATAAAAGCACTGGAAGATAATGGCAGAGCGGCTTTTGAGTCTGACCTTGAATCAATGCTGAGTAAGCCAAATTATGAAAAATTAAAGGTATTTGATAACTTTGATGATTCTGTCGGTATGCTTATGGCGGAGGCTCTTAGGGTAACACAAAAAGTTAATATCAGGCAAAACATGAGTTTGTTTGAAGTTACTGAATCCCTCAAGGAAGACCTAGAGGATCAGACAATGGACCCAGAGGAGAGGGTTCTTAAAACTAGGTTATTCTTACTTGCAACTGAGCAACAAGGTAAATTTTACGACAGACTACTCAAGGGACTTGATTTCCAGCTAAAGCTTCACAACGAGAAAGAAAAAGGTGAGACTAAGAGTAAGCCAGGATTTAGACCACTAAAAGAACTTAAGGATGTCGAAGAAGCTGAATCATAAGCAACTTGTTGAGAGATTCGCAAAGGCGGTTAACTCAGAAGAGGAGGAGAAAGGTGCCTGGACTCCTAGTTTATCGCCCACCCAGCAAAAGATATTTGATGACCCTGCTAATTATATATTAGCTTATGGCGAGCGTGGTTCTGGCAAAACATTTTGCCTTGGTGGTCACAAAATAGTTCGACACTTATATGAGAACTTCAATGCACTTGCTATAATTATTGTCGGAGTTAGATCGCAAGCTACGCTCGGTGGAGTATGGCATAAACTGCAAGTCGAGATATTGCCTGACTGGGTGGAGGGCATTGGGTTGAACCACACCTCCGAGAGGCAAGATACGCAAAAAAATCTATACATGGATGTAGAGAATAGATTCGGAGGATGGTCTAGGGTAGTCCTTATCTCAATCCCCTATGGTGCATTTATCAAGGATCGGATCAAGGGTTTCGAGCCAAGTATTATATTTGTAGACGAGTTGACCAACTTGGACACCGAAGATTACTTCAATGCAGTAGTTCAGCAGTTAGGTAGACGACAAGGTATTCACGGCCCACAACAATATCTCGCAGCCTGCAATCCAGATGGCCCCAGTCACTGGGTGTATAAAAGATTCTTTCAAGAACCATGGCGAGAAGTTGACGGAGAAAAAGTATGGAATGATGACTACTCAAAGTATCATGTTCCAATTAAGGAGAATGAACATAATCTGCCCCCTGGATATTACGATCGTATCATGGAGGCCGTTAAGACGGATCCGATTGAAGAAGCAAGGATGGTTCGTGGAGAATGGATTGATCGTCCGGCAGGAGATGCAATATTTGGCCCATACTTTAATAAAACACTTCACATACTTGGTGACTCTAAAGAGGGCATACTTCCGAATGTAGATTATCCGATAATATGCGGATGGGATCCGGGTTCTGTCAATAATGCCATAATCTTTATGCAATGCTTACCAGGTGAAGATAAAATGCTTTGGACTGTATTTGATGAGCTTGTAACAATAGATAAGAAATTGCCATACACCACATTGATTCCCCTTGTTATGAGGAAGATGGCATATTGGAATCGTAAGATGGAGCATAAGTTTAGATTTATGCATATCTCGGATAATTCAGCATTTAATCAATTTCGAGCAAGGAGTGGATCGTATGATTACAGGGATATTGAAAAAATATCACAAGACAAGGCGGAATCCTTTGAGCTTGATCCCATACGAATGAAAGCTGCTCCAAAGTTTTCTGGATCAGTTGAGACTAGGGTTAGGTTGACCATTGCAACACTACAGAGCGAAGGGATAGTAATATCCGCCCAATGCACTAAAGTAATAAAAATGTTCCAAAACTTAATATCTGAGAAGCCTGGGAAGCATTACGACCCTAATGTTGCGTTCAAACCCAAGAGGAGTGTTTATGTTCACGCCTTTGATGCGATGACTTATCCTATAATTTTTTACAATTCCACGCCAACTTTAACCACAGGACGCACTAGTTCACATATAATGGAGATCAGTGCTTGATTTTAGTAACAATAAAACATAAGTTACATTTATGGAATCAATACTTACAATAGACTTAAAAGCTAACCCGGATGTATTGGACGATTTTGAAGGAATGGAGCCTGGTGACAAAGTAAAAGTTGTATCAGAATGCACCATATCAGAATTATCCGAACGAAGGGCATCTCTTCCATTGGACTCAATTGTGTCAATCACTGGAATAGGAAATGACGACGACGACGAAGAAGAAGATTCAGAGCCCGAAGCTGAAGGGGACGAAGAATCCTGAAGCTACATCAGCATCATTAATAATTGATGCTCATTACGCCAAATTGGGACTCCGTAAATTATGGGACGCGCAAAGAGTAAATCGCCTTTGTTCTTTTTTAAGAATGACACACGAAGAATTAGCAAGCCTTCTTCACCTAAAGGGTTCGCTGTTCAGAATGCAGTGCCAAAGCATGAAGCCGTTATCAGGCCCCGTTTGTCTTCTTCTTACTATATTGGAGCATAGGTACATGAGCGAATACGCACCCGATACAATACCAAACATTTTTAAATTTACCGACAATGATTAATCTTGAGATTTTAAAAGACCATGGTTGCACACAAGCACGACTGAGGGAAATATTTACAGCAACCAAGGGCAAGGATCTCGAGACGAGAGAAAGATTTGAGGATCTTTTAGAATCAAGGATTCATGAGGCGATACGATTTAGTGCAAAACACTCAAAGTTATACATGTCGGTTGACCTAGCTTGGGATTCTTTGCCTATAAATAAAGCAACTATCCCGTTATTACAGTACGCACAAGGAAAGATATCAATTGAGCAATGCGGAGAACACTTAGACAGTCTTGATGTAGCTGATAAGTTCTGCGACTACAATGATGAAGGCGAACTTAAAAAGATTAACGCCCAGAGACTTTATGAAGTGTCCGTTAATCTAATAAGATCATATGTTACCCGAAGGGTTGCTGCCCAGGTTCATAGATTCTCTAATTTGTATCCATATTTTAAATATGAGCCAAGAAGCACTGCGATAGCTGATAAGTTACGCGCAGATGTTTTAGGGCAAAGGGTTGAGATGATGGTTGATCAGTTTGCTTATCGCCATCAATTCGAGCAGATCATTAGGCAGTTATTTATGTACGGCCACTCGGTTGCATTTCCGGAGTCGGCATGGACAGAAGAAGTGCAGTGGAGAAAATCTAACAGCATGTCTGGAGATGGAGGCCTCGAGTCTTACGCAGAAAAAGCTGGGGTTAAGTTTGTTACTCCACATCCAACTAGGTTGATGTGGGATCAGTCTCGGCCACTGCACGATATTAATATCAATATGGGTCCTCAGTGGATAGGTTACTGGGATATTGTCCGCTATGGAGACATAAAAAATGACCCTAATACATGGAATGAGGATGAAATAAGTTACACTAACTCTCTGTCTTCCGTCTATGATTCTTACAGCGAGTTCTTTAATTACTATTTCAGTGACAGTATGGCGTTCCCCAGGGTGAGCGATAACTTTGCATTTCAAAATGAGAGGACTCAGCACATAGGAGTTTATGCAGCTGAAGACGATGACAAGGGTATGTTCCTTACGCAAATGTGTATGAAGGTAAACCCCAAGAGGGATGGGCTAGGTGATTACCCGCATGATGTTTGGTTAAAGATGACTGTCGCTGCAGATCAAACCGTGGTCCACGCTGAGTATCTTCCGTCTCTCCCTGCAATTTATGGTGGAATTAACGAGAATGATGACCGACTGGCAAATATTTCTGTTGCACATGAGATCATGCCATATCAAGACCAGATAACAAATATCATAACAAAGATGCTGCATGACATGAAGGTCAGCATGATGAAGATATTTTGTATAGACCAAGACGCCCTAGATGATGACGTAAAAGACTACATTAAGGACGCACTTGCCGAGGATAGTTTTTATTCTCAACCTAAAGCACTTTTTTATTCGGGGCAAAAGGCCGCGGATTTAGGTATCAATAATAAGGATTTTATTACTATTGTTGATGCACAAAAAGAAATGTCGGCCGGAATCAATCAAAGCATCCAGGCCATCCTCCAGTTGTTGAATCTCGTTGAGCGTCTGCTGATCCTTTCTCCGCAAGAGTTGGGACAGCCCGCTCCTCGGGAGATATCCGCAACGGAGGTAGCAGAAATAGCAAATACTACTAATAGTATATATTCGTTTGTTTCCGAGGGAATAGATGGTATGCGATCCGCAATGAAAAAGGTTCTTTACGAGCACTTAGTTTCCTGCTCATCAGATGATTTTGTTGTACCAATCAAGGGAAGATATTCTAATGACACGATAGAGCAGGCAGGATTTCAAACAGAGGTGGATGTTGGAATTGAAGCTACTAAAAGAAATGTCATTGGTAATCCAGAGAATTTAATTCACGAGTATTTATTTACAAGCAGGGATGGAGCCGAGCGTGCTCGGGATACTCAGTCCGCACAAGTACTTGGGCAACTACTGCAGGGAGTGTTACAATTAGACGGAATGGCGCAGGCTCTTGGAAAAGAGCGTATGTTTGAGATGTTTAATGAAGTATTCCGAATGAGTGGAGCACACGACCTTAGGTTAGAGGTTGACCAAGCAGACCAAGAGCAGGAAATGGGTAGTATAGAGAATGAGCAATTCCTTGAGCAATTAAAGAAACAATGGCCTGTCGTTGTACAAACATTACAACAACTCGCCCAAATGGGTAAGCAGTCAGCTCCACCCCCACAAGATTTAGCACAAGGTGAGGTTGCTCCTGGTACTCCAGGCCAACCACAATCTCAGCCACAACAAAAAGCACAGGTCGCGCCTGATCAACAAGTACAATTATGAGCGAAGAACAAACTGAACAAACTGAAACTGAACAACCAACACAGGAAGTTGCGGAGCAATCGCCGCAGGCCAGTCCCTTATTTAAGGCATTATATGAGGCAGCTGAAGAACCTGAAGTTGAGCAAACACCAGAAATAGAACCAGAGCCGGAATCCAAACCATCCACATTAAATGAGGCGTTAGATGATTTAAATGAGGCTCCTGAAGTTGAACCGGAGGAGGTGGCTGAAGAAGTACAAGAAGTAGTTAGTCAGGATGAGCAACCAGAGAAAGCTCAACCGAAAAAAAAGAAGATCAAAAAAGTAATTGATCCCGATGTTCCTCAAGTAGCCCCCGCTGTTGACCCTGCGTTCAATCAACCACAAGAAGATCCGGACGAAGAGTACATGAAAACACTCCTGCCAGAGGAGCGTGAAATCTATGAACTTGCACGATTTGCGGACAAGAATATGGATGAATACAAGGGTGCTTCTAGTGAGTGCAAAGAGTATTTTGAAAAGTCTAAGAGCTATATAGATAAAAGACTTAAGGATGATCCACACGTAGACCTACGCAATGACGAGGAGTATAAAACTTTCATTGCCAGGAATAGACCTAAGTTTACTCAGGCTGATGCAAAGAAAGTTGAACGCGAGATGGTAATCGCTGAGGCGGAAAAGCGCGCATATGAAAGAACCGGTGCAGAGAATCAAAGGTTACAGCATGAGCTAGAGAAGATGAAGAAGGCACCTCAGGTGCAACAAACCAAGATGAAGGTTCGTCAAGTTGTACCTAGTATTATGCCTGAGGAGTACCATGAGGATCTCAAATCCGAGGAAGGCCTTAAGAAGATTGCTCAAGAAAACCCGTTTGAATTTCAGATAATGGATCAAGTTGCCACACAGTTGCAGAGCGTAAGTGATACTTTTATTGATATTACAAACGGGACCGAGCAGTATGATCCTTCCAATCAAGTTCACAAAAAGCTATTAGACTGGGTGAATGAGGAGCAGGAAACATTTATAAATGGTGGCCAAACTCAAAAAGACGGAAAAGTTTTTATGCGTAGAGAGCGTTATCATCAATTACCTGCGGAAAATCGTTCAGAATATTACACTTGGAGTGATGACGATCTTCTTGGCTTATTAGCAGCTAGAGCCCACCAGCGTGTAAATGCTGACCTTGAAAACCATCGCAAAGGGCTTGAGCAAGCGGGATATGTTAGACAGGGCAGAGCTGCCCAGACACAACAACAGGTGTCGCAACCTGTTGCTAACCAAGCACCTCCTAGAGCGACATCTGCTCCTAGGCCGGGCGGTGTACCTGCTCAAAAAAGCACTCCTAAGGGCAACGCGATGCTTAACATTTTAGGAATGTAAAAACCGATTTTAGGAATGTGTGTTCTAAATGGTTAGGACGCATTATTCCCGAAATTAGCTAAAGTTTCGTCAAAAACCCATTACAGCGGTGTCCATATGTTATTATTGGAATGTAACACTAATTTTATAGTTAACATTCAAATAATAATATCATGGCAACAAACTCATCTCTTCCAGATCCAGCAGTAGCAGCAGCAAATACAACTCTAGCAGGTCAACCTTT